CCGCGCCGCTCGCCAGCCGCCCGACCAGCCGCGCCGCTCGCCAGCCGCCGACCAGCCGCCGCCCTCGTGCCTGGAAAACTCCCGCCGACCATTCGACCAGCCGCCGCCGCCGCTCGCCAGCCGAGCAGCTGCCGCGACTGCCGCGACGACCGCGAAACCGCATCAGCGAAATGCAGTTTCGATGCGCTCGACCATCGGGCGCGACACTGCGCGTCAGTCGCGGCAGCGCCGCGCCAGGTTAGCGCGCAGCTGCGCCGGCGATCGCAATTCTCGTTCATTCCGCGGAGTAACTTGCTACAATCGCACCGCTCACTATGGCAAAGAAATCTAGCACGAACGTAGAGAATGCCGCCGCGTTGTTAGGCCAGCGCGGTGGACTCGCGAACACCGAGAAGCAACAGGCGGCGCGCAAGTTGAACGCGAAGCGCGCCGGCCGACCTCGCCGCGTGTGCGTACACTGCGGCGAACCAGTCATCGGCGGGCATGTCGATCGCTCGCGTGATGAAAGCTGCGGCGCGCACGGTTGGCGCTGGCAGTCTCGAGCGGAGCACTATCAGCAGCAGCAGGCGACACCGAAGAAGGGAAAGAAGCGATGAGCGATACGACCATCATCGCGTGGACCGATCGAACGTGGAACCCGTGGCGCGGCTGCGACAAGGTTAGTCCAGGTTGCGCGCACTGCTACATGTTCACGGCGCAGGAGCGATACGGCCAAGATCCATCGACCGTCATCCGCAGCAAATCGAAGTGGAACGATCCGCTGAAGTGGCAGCGCGCAGCTGCCGCCGCCGGCCGCGTGGAGCGCATCTTTACCTGCTCGTGGTCCGACTGGTTTCACGTCGACGCCGATCCGTGGCGCGCGGAAGCGTGGGCGATCGTGCGGCAGTGTCCGAACCTCCACTTTCAGATTCTGACGAAGCGCGATGACCGCATCGTCTCGCAGCTGCCGGCCGATTGGGGCGAGGGCTATCCGAACGTGTGGCTGGGCGTCAGCATCGAGAATGACCGCTTCACCTATCGCGCCGACCGCTTGCGCGCGATCCCGGCGGCGGTGCGATTCATCTCGGCCGAGCCGGTCCTCGGGCCGATGCCGTCGCTGAACCTGAAGCGCATCGACTGGTTGATCGTCGGCGGCGAATCCGGTCCGAACTTCCGGCCGATGGATCACCAGTGGGTGCGCGAGTTGCGCGCGAAGGCGAAGCGCGCCGGCACCGCGTTCTTCTTCAAGCAGTCGGCGGCACCGCGCACCGAGATGGGCATCACGCTCGACGGCGAGATCGTCCGCGAGTATCCGACACCGCGTGTGATTCGCTTGAAGGCTGTGGGGTTGTTCTGATGCGCGGCCGGAAACCTCACCCGACCTGGCGCAAGGAACTCGAAGGGTATCCGGGCAAGCGCGGTGCGAACCCGAACGAACCGAAACCGCCGACCACCGACGAGGCGTTCACCGCACCGCCAGCGGAACTCACCGATCATCCGCTGGCGCTCGCGGAGTGGATGCGGCTGGCGCCGATGCTGGCGAAGGCGCGGCAGATCACCGACGCGGACCGCGCCGCGCTGCTGGCGCTCTGCTTGGAGTGGGCCCGGTACCTCGACGCGACCGCGAAGGCGAAGACCTCCGGGTTGGTCGTGCAGACGCCGAACGGGTATCCGATCCCGAACCCGTATCTCTCGATCGCGACGAAGGCGCTCGCCGGCTGCCAGCGGTTGTGGCCGGAACTCGGCTTGACGCCCTCCAGCCGCACCCGCGTCGGGATGGTGCCGGCGGCCGCCGACGATCCGTTCACCGAGTTCGACAAGCCGCCGATGATTCGACCTCCGACCACCACCACGAACTGAGGACCGATGTCGTCGACACCCATCAGCCGCATGGAAGCACTCGGCCGCGCGGGGTTCGTCATCTCCGTCTGTTGCGGTCCGACACCGACCGAGGCCTGCGCGTGGTCGGTCGATGTCCTGTCGCCGGCGACGGGCGAGGCCTTCGATCGGCCGTTCGCCGCGCACACGTTCGAGCACGCGATGGACATCGCAGAAGCCGAGGTCACTCGGCGCGGCTGGTTGAAGGAGAAGCCGCCGCAGTAACCTCCCGTCTATGGCGCGACATCCGATCGACGCCTACGCGCGCCGCGTCGTGCGCGGTTCCGTCCTGGCTGGCAAGTATCACCGGCTCGCGTGCGAACGACACGAACATGATCGCCGGCGCGAAGGCACGCGCGCGTTTCCCTACGTCCTCGATCTCTCGCTCGCGGATCGGTTCCTCCGCTTCGGCGAGCAGCTGAAACACTACAAGGGCGAGTGGGCCGGGCAGTTCATTCGCTGGCGACCGTATCAGCAATTCCGACTCGGGTCGCTATTCGGATGGATTCACCGCGAGACGGGGCTGCGGCGCTTCCGTCACAGCTACAACGAACTCCCGCGAAAGAACGGCAAGTCGCTGGAAGATGCGGTGGTCGCCGTCTACACCACGTTCTTCGATGGCGAGGCCGGCGCGGAAGGCTACTGCGCCGCGACGAAAAAGGATCAGGCGCGCATCGTCTTCGGTGACGCGAAAGAACTGGTGAAGTCGAGCGGACTCCGCACCCGCGTCGCCATCCTCGTCTCAACCCTCTACCGCGAAGCGTCGGCCTCGAAGCTGGAGCCGCTCGGCGCTGATGAAGACTCGCTCGATGGGTTGAACCCTCACTTCGTCAGCATGGACGAGATTCACAAGTACAAGACGCGCGGCATGATCGACGTGCTCGAAACCGCGACCGGCGCGCGGCGGCAGCCGATCATCTTCAAGATCACGACCGCCGGTGACGACGCCGAAAGTCCGTGTGGTCACGAGCACAACTACGCGTGTCAGATCCTCGAGCGGACGTTGATCGATGAAACGTACTTCGCGTTCATCGCTCACGCGGATGTCGGCGACGATTGGACGAGCGAGCGCACCGCCAGGAAGGCGAACCCGAACTACGGCATCTCGGTGAATCCCGCCGACCTCCGCGCGAAGGTGGTGAAGGCGCAGGGCATCCCGGCCGCAGCTGCCGCCTACAAGCAAAAGCACCTGAACCTCTGGGTCCAGATCAGCGAGCCGTGGTTGTCGATCGATGGCTGGCGCGCGGGGCAGACCTCGGGCTGGTCGCGTGAGCAGCTCCGCGGCCGCAGCTGCGTGGTCGGCATCGACCTCGCGTCGAAGCTGGACCTCTGCGCGATGACCGCCCTGTTCGAGCCGACGGCCGACGATCCGAAGTGGCGCGTGCTGCTCTGGGTCTGGACGCCGGCGGACACGCTGGAGAAACGCGCGCACCGCGATCGCGCGCCGTACATCGTCTGGCGCGACGAGGGATTTCTGATCGCGGTCCCGGGCACGAAGGTCGATCACGATGTCATCCGCCAGGCGCTGCGCGAGCTCGCGGACCTCGCGGTGATCGTCGCGGTCGGATTCGATCCGTGGCACGCAGACCAAATCGAAAAGAAGCTGGAGGACGAGGACGGGTTCGATCCGGAGGCGCTCATCGAGGTATCGCAAACCTTCGCCGGCATGTCGAGCGGGTGCAAGGAACTCGAAGCCGAGGTGCTGGCCGAACAGGTCGACGCCGGCGGCAGTCCGTTGATGGAGTGGTGCGTCGGCAACGCCGTCGTGCAGCGCGACGGGAAGGACAACATCTATCCGGTGAAACGCCGAAGCCGCGGCCGCATCGATCCGGTGGTCGCGCTGGCGATCGCGTGGAACCTCCAGCTGCGGCAGGAGGCCGAGCCGCCGGCGGAAGATCCCGACCTGGTTGTCGCCTGACCGTGGGCGAACGTGGGCGATTGTGGAGCCGGTTATTGGATCGCGCATAATATGACGCGATCATTCCTTGACTTCATGAAGTCGAACGGCCGACCGCGCGTCGACCCTGACGACCAGAGCGTTCAGGTCTGCGTTACCCTCCCGTCACGTCAGTACGATTCGTTCGCCAGCACCGCGCGCCGCTCTGACATCTCGGTCCCGGAAGTCATCCGCCGGCAGCTGCAATCGCGGCGCTCACGGTCTGACGAGGACGAGGACCGCTAGGTTTTCATCTAAAAACTCGACAGACGTTTCGGACCCGCGCGATCCTCGCGGCGAATGTGGCCGTTCGTCCGTGCGCTGCTCGAGCGGCTGTTAGGTCTGCCGCCGTGTCAGCTGCGAACGGTCATCGTCAACCTCAAACATGATCCGAACACCGCACTCGAAGGCGTGCTCTGGCGCACTCGCGGGAAGTGGTTCGTGCTGCGGAACGCGAAAGTCCTGACGCGCGACGAAGGCACGCTGACCCCGCGCAGCGGCGAGGTCATCGTGGAACGCGCGAACGTTCTCTACTTCGAGGTCCAGTAGTGGCGATTGTCCGCACGTTCGATGGCTTGCGCTCGACGCAGCGATCGAACTACCCGTCAGTCAGCAGCGGATCGAACTACAGCAGCAGCGCCGGCTACCTGAATCACGCCTACGCGATGATCTACGCGACGCAGCCGAACGTGCGGAAGTGCGTCGATTTCCTCGCGCGGAACTTCGCGCAGGTCGGGTACCACATTTTCCGGCGCGTGTCGGACACCGATCGCGTGCGACTCGATGATCATCCGGTCGCGCGCTGGCTCGACAAACCGAATCCCGCGACCACGCGCTATCGCCTGTTCGAGAGCTACATGGGCGACCTGGCGCTGTACTTCAACGCGTACTGGTTGAAGGTGCGACTCGACGACGGCCTCGGCCTCGTGCGCGTCCCGCCCTCACAGATGCGCGTCGAGGGCGGGCTGCTGCCGTCGGCGTTTGTTTGGACCGTCGATGGGATCGAGCGGTACTTCCCGCCGAGTGAGTTCGTCTACGCGAACGGCTACAACCCGCTCTGCGCGGTCGATGGACTCTCGCCGATCGAAACGCTGCGCCGGCTGCTCACCGAGGAAGCGGCCGCCGGCGAGCACCGCGAACATTACTGGCGCAACGCCGGCCGAATGGAAGGGGTCATCGAGCGGCCGCGCGACGCACCGAAGTGGCAACCGCCGCAGAAGGACGAGTTCCGTCGCCAGTGGCAGGACCGCTTCACCGGACCCGCGAGCGTCGGCCAGGTGCCGGTGCTCGAGGACGGGATGACGTGGAAGCAGATCTCGTGGTCGATGAAAGACTCCGACTACGTGAACGCGCGCAAGCTGACCGGCGAAGAATGCGCGGCGCTGTGGCACATCCCGCTGCCGATGGTCGGCTACCTCGAACACGCGACCTTCAGCAACATCAAGGAACAGCACAAGCAGCTGTTGTCCGACACGCTCGGGCCGTGGTTCGAGAACGTCGACGAAGTCATCGAGATGCAGCTGCTGCCGGAGGCCGCCGACATCGACGGCATCTACGGTGAGTTCAACATCGCGGACAAGCTGAAGGGCAGCTTCGAGGAACAGACGAACGGACTGCGCGTGGCCGTCGGCCGACCGTTCATGACGGCGAACGAGGCGCGGGCGCGGCTGAACCT